TGACCCTTCAGGGTTGCTCCCTTTGGGTTGCCGCCCTGTCACTGATTTTGAAGGATCGCTGTTCCGCTCCGAATCATCAAGCGTCGGTCTACCAACCGTCACCGTATCGTCGGAACCTGTGTTATCATTTGTGCTTCCCTCGTTTGTCGTGTAGGTTGTCTTTGGCGGGGTCAAGGTATCAGGAACACCCTTTGCTTCTTCGGCCTTGCGGCGCTCAACTTCCTGCCCCATATCGTAACCATAAGTCTGAAGCAGCGTTTCGTTGGAAAGCATACCCTTCTCCCAAAGCTTCATACATGCGTCCTGGAACGCTTTGTTGCCAGTCAAATCAACAGGCGGGAATGTAAAGCGCGGAACGTTTTCGCTTGCGCTGTGAGGCAAATACATATTGGAACCGTTCAATCTCATGTTCACACGATTCATCAATTCGCAGAAGTTATCTTTGGCTTGTTTGATTCGGATGGCAGCCGTCTGCATAGAAACCTGAGCCGAAGCAAAGGTTGATCCATCTTCGGACCGCCCAGATACAATCACGCCGCTGATGCCACCTGCCGACAGGATGTCAGCATTCACAGCTTTATATTTATCATATTCAAAAACGTCATCTGTCTTTGGCTGGATCACACTTGCCTTGCACCAGTTGTTTGTCACTGCAAGAGCGGAGCCAGTCATGGCCTGTCGAAACAGTCCTTGTACCGCGCCCAAAGCGTCAATCGTCGGCAAAACCTTATTGTCAGGATCACCGTAGGTCACATGGACAAAAGACCGCGCACCCAAGTTCAGCAGCGCGTCTTCCCAATTGGAGATCAATGCTTTCTTCGCAAAAGCCCTCAAGCACGCGGCGATCATAGGAATAGCGTACCGCAGCCAGTCTTCCTTAATATCCTGCAGCACAAAAGTGTTCGCGGGATTCAATTGGACCCACTGCACGCCGTTCTTTACGCCTTCTCCCACTTCCTTCGGGAAACCCCTCAGACGGATTTCCAGTTCCTGGTCCTCCAAATAATTCCGCTCCGTTGATCCAACCTCTCTTTGGAAGTCGGTCAGAATGGATTGGCAATTAAATTCGAGCACAGGTTCTCCGTTCACCATCACATTGGAAATGCGTATCAAGTGAACCGGAAGTGTTTCCAGCGTTCCGTCATCCTTCAAATATATGTATACATTACCATATTTCCAATACTGGTAAAATATACTCCGCATCATATCATCCAAATGTATTCGCTCATAATAGTCAAGATACTTTTGCTTAACTTTTTCATTTGCGCCAATCAAACGATATTTGTCTGCGGTGGAAAATGGAGCGTACACTTCTTTGATGATCCCGCGATAAATGGGGTCAGCGTCAACGAAGTAATCGCTCTATTCAAAAAGTCTGTAAATATTTTTTTGCTTATCCCGTAGAATTTGGTTATAATCAAAAGTAGCCAAGTCGCCGGAGAATGTGATATTACGATCATTGAACGTGATCGTTACATCGTCTCCCTTCGCTCCTACGGCATACTTCTGCAATGCTGCTTGATCGGGAGGTGCAACAGGGGGAATGTTATTACCACGATTTCTACGAAACAAATCTAAAAGTCCCATATGTGCTTCCACCTCCTTCAATCAAAAGAAACTCACCACACCGGGAACCATATTGTTTTCCAGTTGATACATTCGACGTTTGCGATCTTCTTCCAAATCGCTGATGTATTTCAATGCCATACCCTATGCGGAATAGCGGTCTTTATGCTGCGTAGCTTTCGCCACATCATAAATAATTGCGCCGGAACCACTCTGCTTTCCGATGATGTTTCCCATCTCAATTTGCAAAGCATCAGCTTCAACAAAGATTGCCTTTTCAGTCATCCCAAGTTTACGCTGCGTTCCATTGTCCTCATCATCATTCACTGATACATGGTTATCAATGATAAAGCGCGAACTGACCGGCAGCTCCAAAGACTGCTGCTCAAGAGCAACCGTCGTAGCGGAAACCATCTGATGGTTCAGCGTATTGTTCGCAATCACAGGATGAAGCAGAGGAACAGCATTGTGAATAATGGACGGGCTATCATCAGGAACAAGCGGAGGATATTCTTTATTTGTTTCAGGATCAATCCACGGCTGTGCTAAGAAGGCCGGGAAAGCATCACCCAGACCACGGCAGTCAACCACGATCTTGGAGACGTTGGTAAACTTTACAAGAAGCTTCCTGACTTCCGTAGCCAGCGAGTCCAATCTTTTCCCGTGGAAAGAACGAATGAACACGACTTTCTTGATGTATCCTCCGTTCTCACACTCAATCAGTTTGATCAAAACAATAACCGCGTTGTCCGCATGCTTCGCGCTTGATGTCGCCAAGTCAACGCCCATGACATATTCGGAAGTGCTCTTCGCTGGCTGCGCCGTCTCGACTTCCTTCAGCACTCTGCAGCGTTCAGTCAGTTCATACGGGAATACGCTTCCAGCTTCCGCCCCCAAGAACTCGCTTCCATATTCCATAGCGAATTTACTTTCGGGCATCGTTCGCTTTTCTTCTTCAAAGAAACTCATCGGCGTAATACCAACCCGTGCTGCTGCCTTGTAGTCCAGCGTACACGCAAAGCAATTCGTAGCGCCTTTTGCAATTCTTTTCAGCGTATCCACAAACGCTTCGTAAAAATAATTGCTTTTCAAACAGGCCGATGTAATCGAGATCATCTTTGACGGATAATCTGGTATGCCAAGCTGAACGCACGTTTCACGAGTCGTGTTGCGAACGGGCTTTGCGATAGCTTCCAAATCATCCTTCTTCACTTCAGGCGCTTCGTCAATCACTATGATCTTTGCGCGGTTGCCACGGAATGTGCCAATGGAATATGACTCAATTTCTGACCCATTCTTCAGCTTGCATTTTCCTTTGCTACGATTCAACTGGACGGCTGCATGTCCATTGGTATCAATCTCCCGCATGATATCGGGATATTTTGTAAAGTATGTATCGATCTTCTTGGGCACCAGCGTAGCCTGCTCTGCCGTACCGCTGATAACAGCAATAAGGCTTCCGGGGTAAAGAACGCCCATAGCCAAACAGCAAACAGCAGTCAGCCATGTCTTCCCGAAGCCACGGCTCTGAACAAAATAAATTGTATCGCAATTCCCGAACATACGGGCTTCCACCTTTTGAACGTCCTTCAGCTTGATTCCAAAGTATTCCTCGATGAAGACATCCAAGTGTGTCCGCCAATACCATATTTGTTCGGCCCACTATTCTGTATTCTTGATCTCTCGAATTTGCGACGCTTTATTGACCGCCATTACAATTGACCGTCAATTCCAACGGAGTGCAGCGTCTGACGGAAGTCTTTAATGATCTTATCGACATCATCTTCTGGGAAAGTAAATCCGTTTTCGTTCAATGCCCCGGATACCTCCAGCCTCATGATGATCTCACCCAAAGACCCCATCCCGGACGCCTCACCAGGTTTTCTCCTGCAAGCAGCAAAGTTCGATGATTTCGAGAGATCGTCAAAAATCCTCTGCGCTTCTTTATATTCACTTGCAGATATTTCTCCACGCCGCATTCTATCTTCCGCAATATCAGCGTTCAAAGAAGCCTTCGCTACCTTTCGCGCATAATCGCGAATGTTTACGTTGTCGAGTACAAAGTCTTCTTCGTATTGCGAATATGTTTCTTCCTAAGATTCAATTTCTTCTTTCGAGAAGAAGCCGCCCCACTTCCTGTTGTAGGAACGCTTGTTGCTTTCCTCTTCAGGTGGTTTTTCATCCGGGACAAACACACCATCCTCACCGACATTCTCAACATAACTATAAAACTGTCCAAGGTTCATCATGCTGAAGAATTGCCTTGCTGCTGTGCGCCCTTCGATTTCTTTTCTCTTTTTTGCGGTTGTCTTAGGATCTATATACTGTGCGTCAGTTGCCAGCACATATTGTGCCTTCTTTAATGCAGAATCCCAGAAGCTATCCTTCCACTGTCTGTTATTCTCATAACAATACTGCTTTAAGGTCTCTTGGTCTTTGCAATATTGAGAAGCACATTCCCTGCACCAAACGTCACGATAACGCTGAGAAGTCCATGACTTGTTTGGGTAAAAGTCTCCAAGTGGAAGGACCCTATTGCATCTTACACATAGCTTTGATGCGACTGCAGTTTTCTTCATAAAGTCCTCCTAACAAAAAATCCGAATCAAAATGATTCGGAAAAATTACAGCTACGAACTACAACTGCGGCATACCGCTGTCGTTACAACCTCGCTGCATGGTTTCACTACATGTTTGGCTTTGGTATCATATAGTCCCCAAAGTGGACTTTTCAATGCGCCTTTCTCATGTCTCCGCAAAGATTGAGCTTTCACCGCCAGTCCGCAAACCTCGGAGGGCATCTTGTTTATAACTGTATGGGATACACGCAGCGGCGGCCATAATCTTTTTCAATCACCATGGCTATCGCGCCAGGTTTTCCCCCGTACCCTCTGCTCTGCGCATATCTATCAACGCCACAGATACTTGGAACACGGATCACAATTGAGTTTC